CACTAAGTCCGCAAAATTCAACTGCAAGCGGCGAAATGATCAAAGCGTACGGACAAAAGTTATCGATTAATTCGGAAGATATATCGTAACAAATTACAATTGAATCAATTCCAGCATCAATTAAATTTCCGTATCCAATAAAAATACAATCCGAATTATACTGGCGAATTTCATTAACTATTAATGGGCTTCCAAATGGGCTTGAATAACTAAACCGCGCCTGTTGAGTGGCTAAAATCTGTTTAACTTTTACACAAATAGTTGTGTCCGTAATATTTGCCGAAATACACTGACCAGTGTTATTTAATGAATTAAACGAAGGAAAACCCCAAAATGATTTTACAACTTTTGCCGAATCGCATTGCGCGTTTCCTGATTTTGCAAAAGTTAATAAGGCGAATAAAAAAAGAAATGTTTTCATAAACCCAAATACGATTTAATCGCATTCAGGTTTTTAATTTACTGCATAAAGTATAAATCGCTTTCAGCTTTTCTTCTGCGAATTAATCCGGGTAACTTTTTGCCGCCCGCGTTTACCCATTTTGCGAATTCTAAAGCAATGGTTTGATCGTTTGCGTTAATCTTTATTTTGCGGAATAAAGTTGAACCAGCAAGCGCGCCAGTTCCTAAATTAAACGCAAAAGAAACAAGCGCATCGAATTGGTTTTGTTTTAAAATAACATTGTAAAATAAAGCAGAAACGTTTTTTTCAAATTCAATTAATGTAAGTTTCAAAAGTTCTTCGGCTTCCTGAATATTTTTTAATTTATCACCCATTTTAACTGGTTTAAAATCAGGATAAAAAGTGGAACCGAAACCAATTGTAGCAACACCCGCGCTGCATTTATACGCGTTTAATTTCAATCCTTCAAAACTTTTAATTAAATCGATTCCCGTTTGGCTAATTTTCATTTAAGTAAATATTTAAATCGTTAAAATTATTAAATGTAATCCCGTTAAAAGTAAATTCATTTAATTGAATTAAATAAGTTCCTGAAATTGTATTAACGTGAACTGAAATTTCATCTACATTTTCAATATCAATTAATTCAGAAATAATTAATTCATCGGAATAAATCCGAATAGTTTTGTTTTCTATTTCAATATTTTTCATAAACGTTCAATTAAAAACATCGAGCCGTAATTTGCATCAGCGGCACTGTTATTTTGAATTGCGAAAATAAAGTAACGGTCTAACGTCCAGTTTACCGAAGCGTTTGTTAACCCATTATACAAACCGAAATCAGTAGCAATAGCCGCCCCCGCAGCCAAAAAAGTTTCTGTATTGTTTGTATTACTTTTAATAACTAAATGGCGTTGCATTTGATTTGTTAAATATGAAATTGCGCCTGCATTTGTGTAAGTTGCAATTAAAACAGGAGAGCCGCTTAAACTTGCCGCGGAATTAACATAAATTCTTAACGTTTGCGTACCTCCTGTATTATTTTTTTTTGTTCGATAAGTTACACGAATAATATCGCCTTGAGAAAATTTATTTGCTGGAATTAATTGCGTATAAACTGCCGTGTTTGTAGTTCCTGAATAACCAGCCGTATCTTCGGTATTTTTATAATTTAATGCCTTGTTATTAAAAACATTAAAATCGGTCGAACTTAAGTAACCACTTTGCGAATACGTTGCTGCCGAAATTGACAAAGTTAAATCTGCGTTTAATGATCCACCGCCACTTAATGGCGCAGTTGTTCCAATGTTTCGCGCATTTGTTACAGGCGTAAAGCCTAAAGCCGTATCAATTGTTTTATTTTTCCATAAACCTGAAGAATTTTCGTACGTTAAAACATTATTATCCGCAACCGAAGAAATTAAAACATTATGCAATTCATTTAATTCATATCCATTTTGTATTTTAAAAACTATTCGTCCTTGATTTGGATGGGAACGCGCACAATACCCGATAAAAACCGCGTGGTTTGGTTGAACTGGCAAAGTTGAAGTTATTCCACCCGCAACCGTAGGAGAAAGCCATAGCGCATCGCCAGCCGTAAAAGCCGAAGTATCTAAATCGTGGGCGCTTCCCGAAACTCCAACAAATCCATCCGAATTATTATTAATATTTGCCGTAACCCAACCAATTGTTTTTGAACTTGTTGCTTCGGCGTTCGCTTGTGAAAGTAACGCGTTGGGGCGGTTGCCAGTTGCGCCAGATAAATAAACTATTTGACCTTTTGTTAATGTTGCTCCCGTTGAATTACGAACAATTATTTGAACCGTTTCCGCTTTGTCAACATTACCATCGTTATCCGTATCGTAAACGGATTTAAACATATCTCCACCGCCCGTAGTACCTAAAGCCCAAACCGCATTATCTAAAGTATTATCAATGCATTTATAAGTATTTCCATTATCTAAAATCCATTTTGAATTCGGAACAAAACCTTTTGTAATATCGTCGAATTCGTTAGGAATATTATTAAAATTATATCGAGTTTCACGAATTGTAAAACCGTCTTGATCCATTATATAAAGCCGCCCCGCTTCCCATTTAAATTCGTAATTAATTGAGCAAATTAGCGCAACCCCTTTTGCACCGCCTAACGCCGCATCCGTTGTTCCTTCTTTTACTTTTGAATTATTTTCAAATAAAACCGCAGCATTATTAATTAAATTAATATCTGTTTCCGCTCTATTTGAAACATCAAGAACTTCTTGCAAACTTGGAATAGTTCCCGAACCAGTACCGTAATCTCCTAAAATATTATTTAATGCATTAAGAAATTCCGAACCATCGCGGGGTTCAATTGATGTTCCGCCGTTAATTAATTCAACTTCGGAATAAAGAATTTCAATGCTTGTTTGATTTGCAAAAATTATTTGTATCGTATCGTCTAAAAACAAATATTGCAAATTATCTTTTAATGGATTATAAGTATTTGGAATTCCATTTCTTAGATCGACTATTTCAATTCGACCGCCCGCGTTAGTTATTGTAACGTCCATTTAAAAAATGTTTCGATTAAAAATACTTCTATTTCCACGAACAGAACCTAAATAAGCCGTTCCAGTTTTGTTTATTCGCCCGCGATAATTACAACTTTGCAGCCATTCCGGGTAAGTTTCCGAATTATCATTTAAAAAATCAATTAATCTTTTTGCATATTCTTGCGCCGATCCGCGTGCTGCTTGAATGGTTCGCTGCAAAGTTGGTTCGGGAACTAAATCTGAAAAATCCGTCTTTTTTGAAACAACTCCGTACGCAGTAACAGTTGTTTGGTTTTGCGAAAGTAAACGCGCATAAGCCGAATAGCAAAGAAATCCCGCGTAATGATTTTTTAATTCAGGATAAAAATAAGTTGCTGGAAATGTTGGCGGCGCAACTTCAGTAAAAAGTTTTAAATATAAATCTTTTCCCAAAAGTTCGTACAAATCCATTTCCTGAGCTTCTAAAATATATGGGTCTAAACGCGCATCTGGTACGTTGTCTGAAATTGCCCGAAACATTTGAATATCCGAAACAGAAATTAATTTAATTGTTTGCATCATTTTTTTAATGGATTAAGCATTGAATCAATTTGAGTTCTGGTTAAAAATGGGAAAGATGCACCGATAATTGCCGCACCCGTTTCCGATGGATAAACTCCAGAAGTTATGTTTGCTATAATTTCATTTAAAGAAGCGATCTGCGCGCCATTTAACGCCGTTGCCGCAACGTTTACAGTTTCTTCAACAACTGGCGCATCCGAAACGTTTGGAGCCGTTAAAACGTTTGTTTCGACGTTTGCTGATGTGTTTAATTTCAACGGTAAAATCGAAACGGGCTTCCCGATCAAGCGCGAAAATTGTTCTTCGAAAACAATTCTGTCTGGTTCCGTTTCGGAATTGTAAATAATATAAGCTTCGATTAATTCGGAACTTGTTGCTAAACTTCCGGGCTGCAATACACCAGCCAAAATGTTAGGAATCGCAAAACATTTAACAATTGCTTGCTCAACAGATTTTTCGTGATATTCGAAACGTGTATCCACGCCCGAACCCGCATTAAAAGCCGTAAATGTTGGCGCTTGTTGACCCGGTTCTACTTCAACGTACATGATATTTCCCGCCCCGTCAGCGCCTTGAAATTCAGTTAAAACTTGTTGTTTTTGAAAACGTATATTTTCAGATTCAGAAACTCCGAAATCTATATACATTCCGGAACTTGTAAAAGAAGTCCGAATGTTTTTATTTTTATAAAGTTTTGCCTGATAATCCGTTTCAATATCTTCGGCAACAGGATCCGCTAAACCAACTGGATAAGTATTAAATCCCGCTTGTGAATACCATAAAACTTGACCGGGATATTTTGCCGCTTTTTCTGCATAACTAAATCCTTCAAGTTCATTTATTTCCTCAATAACTTTCGATGGATCAAAACGATTTAAATAAACAATATCTGCGCGGTTAAACTTACTTGTTTGACTTGATCCATCCCAATTATTATAATACGCAATTTGACCATTTAAAGCCAAACGAGTATCTTGAAAAGGCATATAATTTCGCTCGATAATTTGACCCAAACCGTTGTATTTTACGTGAACGGCGAAACCATATAAAGCCGCGTAATCATTCGCGCAAAGATTCAAAAGTTTATCCATCGTAACCCCGTTCCGATTTGTTACGGATTTATAAATTAATGGATCAGAAAAACCACGCCCAACTATAAATCTTCTAAAACGATTTACGCAACGCGTGGCAACGCCTGAACACGCAATTAAATCAACCATTCTTTGCGGGTATGAATTATCGGAATCCCAACCTAGAATTTTTTCCTGTTTTAATGAAGTTATAATTAATCTTTTATTACTTCGCGGTATTGTTATTCGGCTCCCGTGTTCCATTTCGAAAAGAATGATTTAATTAAATTGTTTTTTTTGAATAACGACCGCCCTTTTTTTTAGTAATTTTAGAAAGTTTCGGAGCTTCAAATTTACTTGAATCTATTTCAGGTTCTTCAATTACCGCAATCGCAATTTCTTCCAACATAGTTTCTAAAATAGATTCTTTTTTTGCTGGCTTTTCAATCAATTGAAAAAACTTTGAAAACTGCGGATTCAATTTTAAAATCGCATCAATCTTTTCATCAGTTGCGTTTTCTGGTGTAATAGTATCGGGGCTGCCAAACATTCTGAAACGTGAAGTTAGCATTTTGTATTTCTTTAAAGTTGTCATTGGTTTTTTATTTAATTGTTTTAATTCTGGAACCAAATTTAGTGAATTATCCCAACCTTCGCCCGAAGTACTTATTTTCTTTAATTCAAAATAAGCATCCACCGCACATTGAAAACATCTTTTACCGCGTGGTTCTCGTCCTGTAACCGCCGTGTAAATTGCAAAAACCCTTTGCATAGCATCGGGTTTCCTCGAATGCAGCAAAGGGCTTTTTAATTCGTCTAAAGCGGTTTTTAAATCGCTTAAAATCACGGAGTAGAGAAAAATAAACTTTCGATAAAAGATTTCGTAGTTGCGTAATCAGTATCAAACAAAGTAGCTGGTAAATATGGTTCCTTAATTTGTTCCGAAGAACTCAAAGTAATATTATAAGCACCTTGCGTTTCCTGATCGTTTACAATACGTTCAAGAACATTAATAGTTAATCCAGAACGCAAACCATAAATTTCGAATGGTACTTCACCCGTCGAACCTTTGAAATTGTTTTCTACAATTGCAACGATTTTAACGTTGGTCATGTATTCTAATTGTTGTTTGATATTACTTGCATTATCAAAAACTTTGAAAATTAATTCATGATTAAAAGTATTGGAATAACGTGCTTTTACCAACGAACTTTTTGGATCAATTGAATTATTTTTTCCCTCAAATTGATAAAGAAAAGAATTAGGCGCAAGCGTAAAACTTTCAATCAAATTTGGGTTTGAAATATCTTCTACAATCGATGCTATATCGGCGAAATTCACCAAATAAAGCATATCTTTTACACCCGCCGAAAGCGGCTTGGTGCAATCTAAAAAAATGTCGGCATTAATGCCGGGACAACTTACACTAGGCATAGTTTTAAATTTTATTTATTGTGAATAAAAAGCGGGGAAAAGTTAATTTCCCCGCGAATTAATTTAGTAACCCGCTTGAATTAAATAATCTTGCAAAAGTTTCGCATCTACGCGGTACTTTCCTTTGAAATTATTTAGTTCTGTATCTTCGGAATAATAAACTTTGAAAGTTTCAGCATCCGCAAGTTTATCGCTACCAACCGCCAAATTCATTTTCGTAGTCATTAACGCGCGGTGTGGCAAATCGTAAGTAGTACCATTATCAAAATCCGATTGAATAGTTCTATCCCAGAAATCCATTCCGTAAACAGTTACATTACGATAACGCAAAGTTGAATAACCATTTTCAATGCGAATAAAAGATGCATCGTTTCCTTGAGTTTCAAGATATTGAGCATAATTTTCAAGCAAAGTAGTCGTGCAAATAATTATTTTATCCGGTGCACTTTTCAAACGCGAATCCGCCTTTTCCATTAACCTTTGAAAAAGTTTAAAAGCCGTTTGCGCGGATAAAGTTAATTGCGCCGTTTTTGAAACCGCTGCATTTTCAGTAATTGCTACTAAGCGTTCAGGACTTGCAGAAACAACATCGAAAATTTGTTTCCACAAACCATCTATAATGTTATAATCAGTCAAAGAAACTCCGTTTTTAATTACTCCGCCTCCTGAAACATTATCGGCTGCCTTATCATTGAACCAAATGATTCGCAATAAATCTTCCTGAGCCGCAGCAGTCATACGTTCTACAACGAAACTTGCGATGGTTGTACCAGTAACATCTGAACGATCCATTCCTAACTTTTGAGCATAAACCCAAAATGAATTCAATAAATCTTCCGCACAAAGTTGTAACCAAATTTTAAGATTTTCTGGTTCCCAAAACTTTTCAGTCATTGGAATATTATTTGAAGAAACTCCCGATCCGCAACCTTCATCTTTTTTTGTAATTTTAGATAAAGTTCCTAAAAACGGAATTTGTTTTTTTGTAACGATTCCATCATAAACCGTCATTAAATCGGCAACCGCTGGATTTTCGAAAATACTTTCGATAACTGCTTCGCCTATATCTTTTGCTTCTTGACCATTGAAAGTCAAATCTGAAGGATTTAAAATCATTTTTTTATTTATTAAAAGTTAATTAAAATTGAATTAGTTTTTTGTTCTCTGGTTTGGTTTAATTTGTGATTTATCAAACGTAGAAACCGCTTTACTTTTTGCGTTATTTTCAGCGCGACCCGGTCCCGTTTGTACGGTACGTTGAGATTTTGCGCTTGGTGTGAATTCGCCAGTGATCGAAGATAAGTTTGCGATAATTGGCTGAACTTCTGAAAGCGCAGTTTCAAGTTCAGTAATTCGTGCTTGTAATTCTTCAATTGATTGAGCCGCTACGGGATTAATTTCCGTAATAATTCCATCAACGGTTACGATCACCATTCCATTATCTAAAGTATGCGCCGCGTCGGGTGCTGGTTCGCCTGTTTCAGCAATATAAACTTCCATTCCTACGGCTGGTTCGCTTTCCTCAGTGTCAATAAATAACGCGGTTCCATCTTCTAGCATTGCATCGAGATTTTTAACCGCTTCGCCTGAAATTACTTTTAAAGCGCGTTTTGCAATTGCCTTAAAGTTTTGTAAATTAAATTGTTGCTTTTTCATTTTTGAGTTAATTAAATTATTGTTAGAATTGTTTTCGTTGTATAATGCAACCGCTTTCATAGTATCAATTACTTCGGTGGCAAAACCCATTTTAACGGCTTCACCCGCTGAATAATAAGTTTCTATTTTCATCCATTGTAAAATATCCGCAATATCAATTCCAATTTTTTTGGAATAAAACTTTGCTAACATTTTTTCTTCTTCTTTTAGCATCGACGCGTATTTTTGCATACTTGCCGCGTCCCCTTCATTTGCGCCCCACGGGTTATGGATCATGAATTCGGAATTGCTTGTAATCTTTCTAACGGGAGCCGATAAAAAAATAACCGTTGCAATACTTTTGCATTCACCTTCTGCAATTGTTTCTAAATTAAAACCTAATTGTTTAGATTGAGAAACTAAATAATCATAAATCGCATATCCTTCTGAAACAAAACCGCCCGGAGAATGAATGTGAGCCGTTACAGTTTCGCCTGAATGCACTTCGCCCATTTGTTCAATAACATTTTTTAAAAAAACGTCTTGTCCTATTACGCCGTATAAGTAAATATGGTGATTCATTTGCCAAAAGTATTTTATTAAGTAAATTAAAAGTTTATCATTTTAGTTGTAAATCATTTTTCTTGAATCCATTTCAAAGCGCGGTAAATTGTTTGAATGCCGCAATTGTATTTAGCCGCCGCGTTATATATTGCATCCATTCGCGTTTGTCCTATCTTTTGAAACGTGTCCACATCGAAATAAATGTTTCGGTATTTGATCGCAAACGGTTCTATTAATCCAGCTTTATATAAAGAAATAATTTCGCCCGTTTCAGATAAACGTTTGATTATTTCCAGTCGAGTTTCCTGTTTAAATTGTTCCATTTACACGAACTTCTGAATAATCAGATTGTTTTTTATTAATATCAGTAACTCTAACGACAGGAGAAATGCCCGAGATAGCTGAAATGAGCCGTTCAGTTGAATCATTTGCCACCGTTGGTACATTTCCATTCCCAAAATTAATAACGCCCGTAGCGAATCGATTTCGTGTATTTAGGAATTCTAATAAACCGGGATAATTACTTTGAGCGAAATTAGTTCCGCTTGCAGTTATAACCGATTCACCTCGTGAAAGGCGCGCTGGAATTGAATCGCTTGTTTCAGTTCCGGGTCCATTTAAATCAATTACACCATTTGCAAATCCGGGCGCGGCTGGTGGTTTTTGCGATTGAATTGCTGCGATTTGTGCCGCAGTTGTAATACCAACCGCTACCGCTGCAATTGCGCCGCCTATAGGTCCAAGTTGTGCAAAAGATTGAACAATTGCTTGAGCCGCACCAATTAAAGCTTGCGCAACAGATAATGCTTTATTTGTTTCAAATTCTTTTTTTGCAATTTCGTATTTTTCTTTTGCTGCATTTTGTTCGATTTGTTTTATTCTTTGAGCTTTTTGTTCTTCGTTTAAAGTTGAATTATTTATTGCCTCAATTTCAGCTTGCGCGTTTGCATCTATTGCGTTTTTTTGAGCTTCAAATCTTAATGAAGTGAATTCCTGAACTTGCGAAAGAGCGCTTCCAATTGCTTGAGCGGCTTCATCAGCGGCGGCAATATCATCGTCAGTTAATCCTAAACTTTGCCCAAAAGTTTTTTGTTCAGGTTTTAATTCTGTTGCATCTTTTCTGGCTTTAGATAATGCTTGTTCAATTGCAGTTATACCTTGCAATTCTTCGGTAGTTATTATTCCATCCGCGCCTAAAAATTGTTTAGTTAATGCTAATTGTTTTTCTAAACTTTCAATTTGAATATCTAATTTGGCTTTTTGTTTTTGGGCTTCGCTTTGTGCAGTTAAATCAACCGCATCTTGATCAAGTTTTAATTGAGCGTTTATTGCAGCAATTTCTTTGTTGAATTCCTCCGCAGTATACCCATCTTTTATTTTTTGAATTTCCGCTTGTTTAATTCTTTCGATTTCAACTTCAGTTGCGCCCGCTTTAATTAACGCAGCTTTGCGTGCTGCAAATGAATTTTCAAAGATTGCCAAACGATTCGCTAAAGTATCTTTTTCGATTGCTAATAATTGCGCCTGAACGTTTAATTCATTATCGATTTTTGTTTGATTTTTTTCATCTTCTGTTTTTTTGAAATCCGCATCAAATTTTAATAATGCTTTATTTTTATCCGCTTCGATTTTTTCGCGCAATTGAACTTCTTTCGTTCCATTGCCAATTAAAACCGCCGCTTTGTCATCAAAACTTTTTGCTAACTTTTCTCGTTCACTTAAATTAAATTCAGCGTCCAAAGATTTTAAATTTTCATTATATTTTTTTCGAGCAGCAACCGCATCTTCAGCAGCTTTTTTATTTGCTTCTTTTATTTTATCATTTTTTTCCGTTTCAATTGCAATATCTTTTGCAGCCGTTTCCGTTTTGGAATCTAAAACTTTGCCTTGCAAATCTTGAATTTCTCGGCTCAATGCAATTTGATCTTTTGCGCTGGCTTTTGCAGCAACGGCTAATTTTAATTGCGCTTGCAATTGAAGTATTAATTTGTTTGTCGAATCTTCGAAACTTTTTGCTTTTGCTTTTTCAAGTTCAACAGTGTTTTTTCCAGCCGCCGTTGCTAACTTTATTTCACGGTCATAAGTTGCCCCTAATCGCGCTGAATAACGTTCGTATGAATCCCGCGCCTGATCTAACGCAACCGCTTGTTTTTTGTATTGTTCTGCGGCTAAATTTGCTGCTCGAGTTTGTTCAGAAGTTAATCCAAGAAAATCAGTTATTGCGTTTTTAATATCGTCAAAATAAACAATTAATGCCACAATACCGGCAATTAAAACAGAAACTCCAGCCGTTGCAATAGCCCACGCGATACCGGAAGTAACACCGAACGCGGCGGTTATTCCTGTTAAAACAGTTGTACCAAAAGATAAAATTGCATTTCCAGCAATTAAACTTTTTTGAGCGATTGCAGAAAAAGTATCAGCGATTGCGCCTTTTTCTTTTACAATGTTTGCAATTTGTTGACCGATTGCAAGCGATTTAACACTTGCAGCCATCGCCTCAGTGACGTTTTTATTTTCACCGAATGCAAGTGAAACTAATTCCGAAGCCGAAGCCGCAGCGCCCGCCGTTGCTATCGTATCTTCGAACGTTCGTTTCGCTGGATTTTTCGGTTCTTTATTTCCGAATTCATCTAACTTTCCTTCAAGTTGACCGATTGCTAAACCTAAATTTTCAGCTTCGGTTTTCGCTTCTTTAAATTGAATTGAATCTACATTTGTTGTCTGAATTACTTTTTGCAAATCGCCCAATTTGGCGCGCATTCCCTCCAAAGTATTCCCGTAATTTCCGACGTTTTCGTTTCCTACTTTTATTCCAGCGTTGAAAAGTAAAAGTCCTTCCCGCGCATTATCAACTTGTTGTTTTGCCTTAAAATAAGCGTCGGTAAATTGAACGGTCCCATCGGCATTTGTTTGTATGGTTCCCGTTAAATTTTTTAATTCAATTTCCGCTAAATTAACATTTCGCAAAAGTTGTTCGTAAGAATCTTTATTTGCGTTTACCGCTTGAGCTTGCATTAATAATTGCCGCTCATTGTTTGAAATTTCTTTTGAAAGAAACTTAATATCGGCGGCGGTTTTAACATACTGTTCTGAAATTTCCTGTTCGGATTCAAACAGTTCTTTGTTTTGCTGTTTTAATTTTAAAACTTCATTTTTTAAATCCGCCGTTTTTTTAATAACGTCTTCACTTTTAAATTGAATATCTAATATTAAAGTTTGCGTTTCTGCCATTGTAAAAAGTTTTTAAAATTAATTATCCAATTCGTAAAAGTTCAACCGAAGTCGATTCGCTTGAGCTTGTAAAATCTTTTATTTCCTGAACGTAATAATAACCAGATGGATTTTCCAAATAAATAGGAATAGAAAAATCAAATTCTTGAATATCAAATTCAGTTAATCTAAACAAAAGTTCTATTTTTAAAATATTGTTTGTTATTCCTTGAAACAAATTTTTATAAAAAGTTTCGTATAAATAATCCCATTCTAAATTAAAAGTTTGAAAACTTTGAGATTCAAATCCCATAAAAGGAATATTAGCATTTATAATTTGAATATTCTCATTAAATGCAATATATTTAATTTGAGTGTTTTTATTAAATAAAAATGCAATTCTTGCCTTTCCGCTAAATTTCATCATATCACTATAATTGATAGTTGAACTAACAGAAATTGATGAATCATAATTATCTAAAAAAATAGTATTAAAATCTTTTTGTTGAATCTGTTGCAATCTTGAATAATTAAATTCTGATTTAATGTAATCAACTTCTAATGGCAAACTTTCGTTTTCAATATTTATTGAATAACCAAAAGTTGGATCAGGTAAATATTCAAAATTATTTAATTGCCCGTACCCATCAATTTTAAAAGTAAATGTTGGATCGTTTGATAAATCAATTTTACTTTGCCATTGTTTTGCAATTATTTTATTTTCATTTATTTCATTAAATGTTACTAATTTAATTTGTTTATCATATTCATTTACAATTGGAATTATTCCGAATAAATTAGATATTTCTTTTATAAACTTTGCACACGTCCAATTGGGTAAATTTTCTTGAATGTTAAATAAACGATTATAATGAGATTTAAATGCATTACTAATTTTTGTTGAACTTAATTTTAAATTTAATATTTCGAAATTAGTTTGTGTATTAGCAACATTTCCTTTGAACACTTGTATTTCTGCATAAACTCCATTCATTTCAGATGAACCGGGAATACTTGGATTTGGCGTATTTTGAATAAACTTATCGAATACAACAGTTAACTTTAATTGCCCGTTAAATGCTCCGATAGTTGTAGAATTAACTTCTGTTTGTCCAAGTATTGTTAATGCTGAATTTAAAAATTGATAAACAATTAATCTAAATGCTCCATAAACTAATAAGCCGGGTGCGGCGGGCTGCAAATCAGCTTGAAAATCAAAAGTAAATTCATACTGTCCCGGTATTTGAAGATAATATCCATAAGTAAAATTTGCAACATTCCATTTATCTATAAATGGGCTGCCATCTAACTTTTCGACTGATGTCCAATCTGTAAAAAAATTTAATGGTAACCAAGTTTGTCCTCCTGTTAAATCAACTGGAACATCCATTATTAAGGAACATTGCAATTCTTCAATATTCCGCGTTCCAGTTTTACAACTAATTGCGGGAATTAATAAACTTTCAAAATAACTTTCGTTATAAATGTTTCCTGTAAAAGTATATCCGAATTTTTCTGCTATTTTTTCAAATAAATATTTAACAAAAACTGATGGAACAATTCCAAAAGTTTGCAATCTTGTTGTTACTTGAGATTGAACTCCGGAATCGTGTAATGCATAAATATATCCATCAGGATAAGTATTTCCGATTGAATTAATCATTTCATTCATATTCCATAAATGATCTAATTCACTCATATCTAATTCACGCAAAAATGTTTGTTTAATTAAATCGAAAAAAGTAGCATTATCCGAATTAATTAATAATTCAATTCGATCGTTTAAACTTTCAAAAGTAAATTGCGCTGCATTCATTATTTCGATTCCATTCGCTAAAACAGAACCGCTTTGCTTAATATATTTCTTTGTGGAATCATCACTTCCTTGAACCATTCCAATAGCAGCCAAATTATTAGCGGTTGCTGGTAAATTAAGTTTATTAGTAAAACTACTTTGCCGTTCTAATGTTCCAATATTTGCAATTCTTTTAGTTGTTGAAATAACGGTTCCAGCATCCAAATCTAAAGCAACGTTTCCTATTTTAATGTTTTGATTCATTACGCAAACTGATTAAAATATTTCGGTTTTACAAAAGTTAATTCGACATTAAAATAATCTTCTTTTGTGGATCGAATGTTAAATGTTCCGGGTTCAACTATTACACCAATCCATTTCGAAAGTTCTTCATTATACCAATAAACTTTCGGGCTTGTTGGTAAAACTTTTAATCCTTCGGCTTCGTTTCTTGTCAACGTGTTTGATCCAACTTGAATCGCTGGAGAAACATTTTTTAAAGTAACATTTTCAAAATCTGAAATTGTGGAAATTTCATCGAAATAATTTATATAGTTATTCCCGTTTTCAACATTTAACGCTTCGTAAATTTTACCTTGAAATAACCAATAATCCCACCCGCCTAACGTATTTAACCATCTAACATAAAAAGTATTACAAGATTGTTCAATTGATCGTTTTACGTTCAACGTAATGGGTGCAAATGCATCTAAAAACAAACCTGATTCGCCGCGCCCAAATCGAATTTCTATTTTTTTTGAATTTTGAACATAATATAAAATTAATGGGTCGCTTAAAATTAACGCAATATTTAATTTAGCTAAACCAATAAATTCAGAAGTTACAAACGGCTGAGTTATATGAGTAGTAATTGAACCATCGTACCACGTGAAAGTTAATCTTACGAAATAATTTTCATAATCATACATTGTCTCGTTTCCTAAAAAAGATAATGTAAAAGGAAATCCGTAAAAGTAAACGGGGTTTTCAAATTGCGTTATCCATTGCGGCATTAAATCCGGATAAACCAATGTTCCTTCCGGATTTCCGTAATATTTATCATAATAACCATTATTAGGATCACCGATTTGAAATGCGCCCGCTATACACGTTTTAATTGCACCTCCCGACGGAAAACTATTATTACTTCCAATCCATTTTTCTAAAATTGAAAAGTAAAAACCGATTGAAAGATTTTCTTCGTTTGTTAAAATATCCGTTTCTAAATCCGGTTCAGTATAATTTAAATTTAAAAAACTTCTTAGAGCTCCCGAAATTTCAGCGCGAATATTTCCGTATTTATCAGGTGTAAAACGCAAATCTCGAAAAACTGAATTCGTTCTGTTTTCAGTAATTCGCAAAACAATATAAAAGTTTAATCGGGATTCGAGATTAAAAACAATTGTAGTTGAATTTAACGGCGGAATATAATCTAAATCCAAATAAACAATTGTTCCAACAACCGAAGATATTTTAATTCTTGGGTAATAATTTGGAATTTCTTGCCAATAAACAATTTGAATAAAAGTATCAGGAACAAATTGTGCCGCATCGGCTCCGGCATCGAAAACATATTTATCTGTATCCGTATTAATTGTTAATAAAAAACTAAAATCGTTTCTTACCATTGTAATTACAACGGGATTAAATGCAGCAACTACCGAAACATCCATTTCAACATTTAAGCCCACATCAGGCGGCAAAACAACAAACCGCGTAAATGTTGCCGGATACATAACAAATAACATTGTATCAATTGTTACATCATTTCCCGTTATATTAATTATTTCAGTTTCAATATAATTATTAACTGAAAACAAAACGAAAACTTTATCTCCTACATTTAATAAACCGGCATCGTCATAATTAAATTGAAAATATGCAAGATTAAAAGTTGATCGAATAAAAGAAACAGATGTTCTAATTCCTTTTTGTTGTTTTTTTGATTTTATATTTTGTTCAATTATCGTTGGCATATATTTCAGTTTTTGCGCTTTTAACTAAATCCAAAATTAATCTTTTACTTAATGCCTCAATTCTCCCATCATTGATAACTGAATTAATAATTCCCGTTGGTTTATTCATTTTGCGATAGTTTTGATTTGTCCTATGCAGTAAATCGCCTTCTCGATGAATTTTCCGCGCAATTAAAAAAGCCAAAGTATTTTTTGAAATTTTATCTTTTGGAATTATTCCCTTTGCATTAATCCATTTTAAAATAATTCCTTTTAAACTTCCATTACCACCACCCGAAGTTGGTTTTCGCCCGTATTCCAAACCAAAAATAAACTTTCGACCATAAAGTTTATAGGAATCTAATGTAATATCCGATTTTAAACTTTCTTTTGTTTTACCGCTTGCAGTAGTTCCAGCCGCATCCAAACTTTTTCGTAAATCGGAAATTAACTTTTTATCGAATTCTTCTAAAGTTTTTCTGTCCAGCGATAAACTCATTTTAATCGAGTAAAATAGTTAAACAATTTTCAAAAGTAAATTGCATTGAATCGGGATTAATAACGGTTATTGAACGGGTACCAATTAAAGCCGCAATATTTACCGAAATGTTTATTTGAATTTCATTTTCAGAAATAAAATATATTGAATCGATTGTAATTAATTCCCCGTTTATTTCAACCGTCGCCCCGTCAATAAAACCGCTTCCATTAATTGCAATTGTTTTCCCTTGCCCCTGATAAATGGAAGTTTCAAAAATTGAAGTTATTATCGGATTTGAAAAGTAAAATGGCGGTTGTGGGCAAATCGCTTCTTCTGGTTTTAATTTAACTTGAAATTGCAAAACAACGCCCGTTAAATTTTGATCAAGAAAATTAAAAACATCGTTTAACGAAACTTCATAAACTTCGAAAACTTCTGGATGCGCAATTAAATTAGTAATAAATTGATAGGCAATTAAACGCCGCGTTTCAATTATTTCATTGTGTTGTTCTTGCGTAAATTCGGGCTGAGATTTATCACAAAATAAAATAATGGGCGAATATTGTTCTTTTATTTGCGCATACTTTGAATCTCGAATGAATTTAAAATCTATTGGTTGATCCATAAATACGCAAGGCAACGAGACTTTGTCCGCCTGAACGTTTTGGAGCCATTTAGGACCACTATACAACGAACCAGCGCCCATTATCGGGTTAGAACAACTCTTTAAAATTTCAATTATTCTCATTTGTTTATTTTTTATGTTTTCGTTCGTGTTCGGACATTATTAACTTTTCGTATCGTTGGTTAAATTTTCGCAGTTCTGATCGCATTTTAAAAGTTAAATTAACTTCATACATTGACAAATCTAAAACCGCGCTAAATTTTAACGGATCGCCTTCTGAAAGCGAATAAACCGTGCCGAACTTACCAAACTTTTCCAGTTCTTTAATTCCAGCGCGGGTTTCGAGTTCGGAATAACTTTCATTTGCTCCCGCTGCTTTTGTAGAGAAATCTGCAATTTGTTCAAAAAAAAAGCCGAAACAGGATAGGCAATATAAACAGGCATATTCATAACTTCATTATTTGCAATGTTTTCAATATCTTTTCGAGCTTCAATTTCACGATCTCGAAACTTTCCTTTGTAAATCATTGATGCCAGCATAAGCGGTATCTTTTCGCAAAAGTTAGTTTGTTCGTTCGAAATTGTTTTTTCGAATATTTCCATGCAACCATAATTCATTAAACCGGGATCGATGGAAGTTTTATAAACATTTTCACCGCATTTAAATTCTTTTGGACACGCCCATTCGTCTTTATCGAGTTTTGTTTCCATTATAAAGTTATAAGCTGGCGCTGCAATTTTTGTAATTAACTCAAAAGAATAATCCAAAAGTTCCGATTTATCGAGCGTGGAAACAATGGATGCAAGAGTTACCAAATCTTTTTCTTCGCCATTCGCCCATTGCAATAAATCGATCGTTTGACCAACAGTTAAATCTTCCCAAGATCCAGCGATTAAAATAGTTTTTCCGTTAATTTCAAATGGTAAATTCATAAAGTATTATTATCTTTTTCCGGGTGTAGTTATAATTGATTCTTTTGTTTTTTTTCCCAGCAAACCAACAACCCCGTAGCGAATTGCGTCTAAAGCGTGATTGAATCGATCCACTGGTTTATTAATTGTTTTGCCTTGTTTATCTATTTGCCAAATGTAATTCTTTATTTCTTTTTGAATGTTCGGGCTGCGAACTAAAAAAACTGGATATTGTTTAACTTTTTGAATTCCTTGTATAATTGAATCGGGTCCTTTCGTAGTAGGTTGAATATTAAAACCCGAAGTTAAAATTTCCCGAATGGATTTTGGTTCTGCTGAATCGGCAAAAATTGTATCGTTTCTTTTTATTCCCGCTTCGATCATTCGTTTGCAAATTTCGGGATTCGTCAAACCGTAATCATAAATAAGTTCCTGAATATAAATTGAACCTTCAGAAAGTCGAATGTGAACTAATGCGCTGGGATCGTTGGTAAAACCGAAGTCTAACGCATAACATTCCATTTTAAAGTTTTCGGGCATTGATTCAACCGATTGCCAATTTTCATAAACTTTTCCACGTTTACCACCGCCCCAAAAACCGAAAACATCGGATCGTGCCGCGTCAGGATCTTCTTTAATCATTCGTTCTAAAACTCGAATGTAGTCGGGATGCAAGTTTTTAAAATTATCTTTATAAGTTGCGTGAATTAGCAAAGTATCTTCTGTTCGAATTTTATCGTGAAATTCGGATTTCAAAAAACAATCTTCATTATCCGTGTTATAAGTGAAAACAATTTCCAATTCCGCGCCTTTCACGGATCGTAAACTTTTATCTAATTTATCGAAATCATCTTTTGAAACTTCATCGGCTTCTTCAATCCAGACAAACGTTGCCTCGGTTATCGATTTCATTTTAGCGGTTGAATTACCTGATGCCGCCCGAAAACCTTTCGCAAATATTCGATTTCCCGTTTTTAAATGAGTTATTTGCATGGTGTTTTCCAAAATATGAAAATCATTTTGCAATTCTTTTTCTTCAATTATATCTATTATTTGCTGAAAACTGGAACCGCGAATGTCGGCGAAATGTTGACGCGCCAAAATACCCCGAAAGTATTCTGGTGAATAAAGTTTAGTTATTGCGTACTGCGCCGTTTCGAACGATCTACCGGCACCGCGACCGCCAAATAAGTGTTTATATCGTTTTTTTGCCTTATACAAATCGACGTAAGCGGAATTAACTTTCAGCGCTTTCATTCATGTCTGTAAAAATAACACGTAACGGCTCGCCATCTTTGCCTGAATGTTCGAAACTTTGAACGGCTTTTCCATGCGCTGAATCCATTAATTCACGAAACGCGGCGGTATCACCTTCCCGCGCTTTTTTTATTTGCGCCAAAGTAATAATATCTTGTTGTTCGAGTTTTTCGATTACGCCCGTTATAGGATTTTTAATTTCCTGTTTGATCTCTAACCATTCACGAACGATAGTGGATCGATTACGCGCGCCTTTTGGGCGTCCATTTGGGTTTCCTGATTCGCCTTTTTCCCAGTTTGGTTTTAAATTATCTAAACTACTCATAGGTCGGTGTTTTTTCGGTGTTTATTTATTTACGTATTCAAAGTTAAATGTTTTTATTCCTCCTTCTCTAAAACCACCTTTTCGAACCATATTGCCTCCCGTTTTCATTGCGCCCATTAATCTTTTTTGACCTAAAAATACCCAATTTTTATCTTTTATCATTGCCTTAAAAACTGGTATAGAACTGAACTTTCCCATTATTCTGCAATTTATTTTTTGTTTTAATAAATTCGATGTTTCATTTATTAATTTAATTCCCAAACCTAAACCATTATAATCGGGATGAATTACAGTTCTATTAAAATGAAAAATAATTTTCGTTCCTTGCTTGTGTGGCGTGTAATTTGCAAAACATTGAAAACCTATTTGGTTATCTTTATGAAAAATACCGTATAAATAAATTTTACCAGCAGGCAACTTTTCGCTTAAATAATGATATTTGCTAAAATACTTCCAACTTTCTCGTCCGATTTCTTTAATTGAAAATTCGAGTTTTTCTCGTTTATTAAAAAAAAAATCTTCCGATTTGGGAAGTTCAAATATTTGTTTATTGCAATCGATCAACCAATCTGGTTTTACCCATTCTAAAATATCGTAATGGCAACTTAATAGTATTATTTGTTTTTGATATTTTTTGGCAAACTTATGCAAACAAACACTCATGGCTTTTGCAACAGTTCGATCGACTACGCTCGTCCATTCATCAATGCAAATAAAATCTTGTTTGCACATTAGATATGCCGCCTCAGCGCGTGCTTTTTGCCCGTTGGATAATGTTTTAATGGGTCTGATCCAACATGGAACCGAATTCAATCCAATGCCATTTAAAATATTTGCGCAATCTTCATAAGTAAATTCTTTCGGTAATTGATCTATAATACTTTCGTTTTCATTTAATGAAGATTCGAAAATATCATTACCAAATAAATGTTTTGCCAAAGTTGTTTTCCCACTACCAGACGCGCCATATATTAAACCTATATTCCATTGTTTGGGAATATTAATATTATTTATTTCAAGTTTATGAATTGATTTTTTTTTAACGTCAATGTCTAAACTATTTGCTGCAGCTTGGCATCTGAAAGTATTAAATACTTCGCTATTTAATTCGAATTTAATGTTTTTGGGAATCATTGTACTATTTTACAAATTAAACCTTCTTCAATTAATTGATTATACCATTTTTCACAATCTTGTTCGTTTTCAAATTCAATATTTAAAAACCAT